GAGCAGGCGACTCATAATCGCTTGGTCGTTGGTTCAAACCCAACAGGGGCCACCATATTTTAGCTTTAAAATCATGCATTAAGCCACTTCTCACGAGGTGGCTTTTTCATATCAGAAACGCCATTGGCAGCAAAATGGCAGCAGGTTTTTCACGTACTCATACTTTTTAAGGACAGACTCGTATGAAAAAACCTTTATTAATTCTTTTGCTCTTCGCCTCTCAGACCGCTTTCGCAGACAAGATCCCAACCTCCATCGAAAATTTGATTGCTGCAAATGACACCAGAACACACAGTCTGGAAAACGGGGAGTTAATCGTAAGATATGGCAGACCAGAGGTTACGCTCACAATGGTTGAATCAATGCTTAATGACATATGCGGCGATTACTTTATGAATAAGTGGAAACCTACGACGATTAAAAAGATAACGCTACTTAACATTACCCGTGACCAGGGCTACACAATCAATGCAGGCGGGGAGGAGTGTCAAAAAACTGGCTCTATGACCTATGAGCAAGATAAAGCATATAAAGCCAGCATTATAGAAAGCGCAAAGAAATTCGAGTGATGAGTGTTAAAAGTTCATATGCCCCTGCCCGGCGGCAGTGGGATGCGGCGGGGCATTATCAATAACTCCAGGTGTCATGATGTAACGCACTACGGTTTCATGAGTGATGAAGGTGGCTCCGCAATTGATGTTCTGGCACTGACAGTAACGCTCTTTTGTCTGATCCGTTACGCGAAAGCTACTCCGCGTATGCGCCGCGTGGCCGCACTTTGGACAATTCATCATTACATTTATCTCCCACCCTGCACATTTTAATCACATAATGATACACATAACTTCCACTTTGTGAACCTTTTCAGCTCATTTCTAAATCATCTATCTTCACTTCCAGTTCGATGCTGGTCGTGAATCCGCTATCCGGGTTGACCGTGTGCGTTAACGTTGTGATGGTCCATTCCGCATCATCAATGGGCTGTTTAAAACCGCTGACCTTAACGGACATTTCCGTATAGAGATCCGCGCGGCCTTCTGCCAGTTGGAGAGAAAATGACGCCACACCGCGCTGCAGCCGCTCCCAGTTCATTTTTGCTGCCCGTTCTGCATTACTGCGGTTCGCATAGGTACGGTTCAGAACCAGCACATTCTCATCCGTTCCGACCAGGTAATCCCCTTGCTTTGCTTCCGGCTCTTTGGGTTTTGTCGTCCTCCGGCGGCGCTTCACCTTTGCCGTTTCTTTCTTTTCCGGTTCCCGGGTATGCAGCCAGTGAGCGATAACACCCGTATATGCTCCCCTGTCAGCCAGGCTAAACCGGTGACTGTCTCCGTCCTTACGGGTAATAGTGATGACCGGCAACGGTTTACCACTTGCTGTTTTCCCCTGCCCCTGCCGGATAAACAGCAGATTACCGTCCTTGACTGAGGCAATCGCGCCATACTGCCGCGCCAGCTTCATTAAAAAGCTGGCGTCGCTTTCGTTGGTCTGGTCCAGGTGATCCAGCGCCATCGCAGCAACATCATTTCCTATAGCAACTTTAAGGCTGTGCCGCGCGGCAATGTCTTTCACCACATCGCCCACCGTCGTTTTGTGCCAGGACTTCTCACGCCTGACATTCAGCGTTTCCCTGAAATCAGCACTACGGGCACGGATTGTCAGCCTGTCCGGGCTACCGCTATGCTCTATTTCGTCTACGGTAAACTTACCTTTTGAGTACAGCGGCTCGCCTTTCCATCCCAGCGCCAGAGAAATCACTGCGCCACGACGCGGCATAATTACCAGGCCGTCGGCGTCGTCCAGCTCCAGATCAAGCTGGTCAGCTTCAAATCCGCGGTTGTCGGTCAGTGTCATACCCAGCAGACGTTTATCCAGCGTCTGCGTGGCATCTTTGCCTTCAATCACGATCCGAAAGGCCGGAGTCTTGCTTCCGAGGTTGAGTAAATCAGCCATCTCGCTCACTGCAGCAACCCTCCTACCGTGGATCTGATGTTCCCTACTGCGGCGGCGGCAGAATCCTGCAGACTGCTAAGCTGATCGCTCAGACTGCCGAACATTTCAGACAGGGACTCATCCACCCGTTTAAGCCCCAGCGAAAACTCTATTTTCCTGGCTTCCCCACTGGCGAAAAATTCCGTTTTCGTCTGGTTAAGGCTCTCAATCACATACATGCCGTAGATAGTCCCACCACCCTCGATCAGCGGCCACGCCTTCCCCTGCTCTGCCATCAGCTCCAGCGCCAGCAACGACAACCGGCCGCCGGTCACTTCCGGCATGAGGACGCCGGAGAGCGTCAGCTGATCGTTATCTGGCCCCAAAAATTGCGTTGTCGGACGGCGATTAACGCGGTTGTTGGTCACATGGCGCCAGTTCCGCTGATACTGCAGTTGCTGATAGGGAACCGTGCGCAGCTGAAACACAAACAAGCCCAGGACCATCATCATGAATCGTACCCCCCTTGATCACTGAAATTGCTGCGGGCCTTCGCCTTCATGCGTCGCTCGCGCGCATCAAGCTGCCGTGCAACTTCCTGCGCAATATCCTGCGCACTCTGACCGGGCAGAGCCTGGATAATAATTTGCGCATGGGTTTCAAACTGGAATACAGGCTGGCTGCCTGCTGGCTTATCAGTTACAGGACGGTATGAAGCTGCCGGCAGACTCATGGGATGAAGCGGGGCGGCCTCTGCTGGCATTGCTCCCCCCATCATTCCGGCGACTACGGACGCCAGCGCGGCCGTTCTCCTGCGGCTGGTCACATAGGCCGGACCGTTAATCAGCTCCGGGCCATTCTCGCCAGCAATACCCACCTGCCCACGTGGAATATAACCACCGCTGTCATACATCCCCGCGAAAAATCCTGGGGTCTTTTTCTGCGGTGAGGCGCCCTGCGAATTGTCCCCGCCGGTCATCCAGTCCGGCAGATAGCTTTTGACCGATGCCAGCTTGCTCTTAAGCGTTTCCCACTTCTCATTGATACCGCTCAGGATGCCGTCAATGATCGCCCCGCCCACTGCTTTAAACTTTGCGGCCAGCGCGGCAACATCACTCAGAATTTCATCCCATTTGCTGCTTATGGTCTGCTTAATCACAGTCCAGGCTACTGACACCCCTGACGTGATGGCATCCCACAGTGCTTTAAACTTCGGCCCCAGCGTTTCCCAGTTCTGCCAGATATAGATGGCTCCCATCGCAATCAGGCCAACTATCGCCAGAATGGGGTTAGCCATCATCAACCGGCCTAACCAGATGACCGCCTGGCCTGCACCGCCAATAACTCTTGTGACCAGACCAAACGCAGAAGCAAATTTCAGCTGGAGAATGCCAGCACTTACCCGCACTACCGCCATAGGACCCAAAATGGATGCCAGGGCCAGTGACACCACACCCGCTGCGGTAGCTACCACGGCAAATACGGCCGCAATTTTAAATAGCGCCGCCGTCAGTTGCGGATGACGCTTCACAAAACCATCCAGCGCGGACGCCAGATTCCCCAGCCAGTCCGCTATATTTTTCAGCACTGGAGCGACGGTTTCTCCGATGCTTGCCATGGCGTTAGTAAAAGAGCCGCCAGCGGCTTCCCATTTGTTGCCTAAGGTATTCAGGGACGCCTCGACGCGCTCGCGCAGAGTTGCCTGGCTCTCCAGTTTAGCGACGGTTTCACGATAGCCCGCCATGCCTTTTGACATCATGGTATTCAGCGCTTTTAGCACCTCATTATCATTACCAAACAGGGCTTTCATCGTTGCAAATTTCGTTTCAGGATTTAGTTTTTCAAGCTTTTCTAACTGCGCGTACATCTTTTCCAGACCACCAAATCCGCCTTTCCCGTCGGAGAAATCGAACTTGATGCCCTTTCCTTTCAGCCCGTCGTTTATGCCCTTAATATTTTTCGCATCCAGCGTGGCCTGAAAAATTTTACGGTAGGCATTACCCGCTGACTCTCCAGCCATCCCCGCCTGATCGGCCATGACGAGAAGCGGACTGAAGGTTTTTGCAGCATCCAGGCCCTTCTGCTTGATAATGTCCATAGCGCTGCTGATATTTGCGAAACCCTGCAGCATATTCCCGGGGTCTACGCCCGCATAAAAACCACGCTGGATAAGATCCATCAGGCTCATCATGTCTTTTTCGGTGGTCTGCGTGGCGTCCTGCAATTTTGCGGCAAACTCTGCAGCCTCCGTCGGCGCCATCTGCAGCTGCACGCCAAGGTAAGCCGCCGACTCACCCAGCCCGCCCAGGATAACCTGCGCTGACATCCCCTGACGGCGTAACATGGTCATCATGTTCTGAAAGTCTGCCGTGGTGCCGGGCAGCCGGTCACCCAGGGCTATTGCCAGCTTGTTTAGCTTCATGAACTCAGGCGCCACCTTTCCGCCAGGTCCCATCATTGAGCCTGCCAGCTGGTTAGCGGCGTTTTCTGATTCCGAGTAGGCGCGAATGGGCGCCAGCAAGGTCGCGCCCGTTGTCACCCCGGCGGCCATCATCCCGGCACCGTTCCCCGCCAGGTTGTTACGCACGTCGCGCATCTTGTCAGCTTTGGCCCTGATCGCATTCAGCTTGCGCTGGCGCTCGCCCACGTCCCGCAAGCGCCGCTCCTGCTCTGCCAGCTGCTGGTTATAGCGATCCGTTTCTCGGGTAATGCGGGCTGTTTCACGTGCGCCACCGCCCGCAGAGATGCCAAGGCGGTACAGCTCCGCCCTGGTTGCCGCCATCTGCCGCGTTTCCTGCTGCTGCTTTTGTTCCAGGCGTGATACGGCGCGCCATTGCGCCTCAAGCGCCTGCGTCTGTTTTTTCGTGGGGGATTCGAGCGCTGCCAGTTCGCGCGTCATCATCTGCGCACGCAGCCGCGCCTGGTCCAGCTCGTTGCTGGTCCGGTTCAGACTCTGTGAGAGTTGATCAAAAGATTTTAACTGGCTCCCCGCGTCGTTAAGCCGTTTAAGCTGATCACGGGTCTGCCGGATGCCGGAGGCCAGCTCCTTCGAGCCAGCCAGCGCATTTTTTAAAGGGCGGGTGAGTTTATCAACCGCATTCAGAACCACCTGCAGGCGCAGGTTTTTATCACTCATCGCTGGCCCCGCTACGCATTATCGCTCTGTGCCGCCACTCCAGCACTTCCGTCAGCGGCATAACGTCAGTGACGGACGGCGGCCAGTGAAAGATCGTGGCGATATCCGCCACCAGGTCATCTACCGTCAGGCTGTCGGCAAATCGGCAAGTGCCGACTTCGGCAACAAAAAAAGGACCACCTCGACAGACATCGCGGCCAGGTCTGCCGGGTCGAGGTCCGCCATTTCCTGCGGGGTCAGCGTTGGTGTGGAGATGCGGGGGATCACGGTCATCATAGAGGCCACGTCCATCTCCATCACCGCCTGCAGTCGCGTACCGCGCAGCGCGCCGGATTGCGGCTTACGCAGCACAATTTCCGTAATCGTGGTATCGCCGCGCTTAATCGGGCTATCCAGTTTCACCGTTGCTTCTGTTTTCTCACTCATGCTCTTTTCCTGTTATGGGTTGGCTGGCGCGACCTCGCGCGCCAGGAAAAAATTACAGACCGATGGCGTTACGGTGTTCTTCCATCAGGTCAACACCATCAACAACTTCAATCATGTTGATCGCATCGACCTCATAGAGCACTTCACCGTTAATGGTCAGCTTCGCGTAACAGTTAACGCTGCTGACTTTGGTGGAATTGCTTTCGCCGGTTTTCCACTCGCCGGAGTCCACCTCTTTGTGGCGCCCACGGACGACCAGCTCAACGGCCTGCACTTCGCCGGTGTCGTCGCGCTGAATAGACCCGGTAAAGCGCAGCTGCACGCCGTCCACCGTGGCTTTGCCCATCTGTTTAAACAGAAGCGCCTCCGTACCGCCGATGGTCATTTCCGTATCCAGCGCGCCATCATCCAGCCCCAGATCAATACCGACTGAACCGGGCATGCCGCCGCCGCGGTAGTTTTCCAGCTTGCGGGTGAATTTCGGCAGGGTGACGGATTCAGCAATGCCCATCCAGTTGTTACCGGCGTTAAAAATATTCAGGTGTTTTAACTTGCGTGGTAAGGCCATGGGTCCCCCTTATGCGCTTACGCGGGTGGTGAAATCCACCAGGTAACGGTCAGTGATGCGCTGGCGCAGCATCAGGTTTTCCAGTGGCGGCACTGGCGTATAGTCGTAGTCGATCCAGAGTTTCCCGGCTTTCAGCGTGTCTTTGTCATTCACACTGTCATCAATCCAGCAATCACCGCCGATGAGGTAGCCCTGATTTACCAGGCTGCGCATTTTGGCGCGGATACCTTCGATAATGTCGCGAGCCAGCGAAGGGTTAAGCGGCATGTCCACCGCCCACATATGCGCCTCCGCCATGGTGTCTGCCAGCACCTGCGCGGTACGGGTGTAGTTTTCAAACTGGAATAACGGGTCATCGCTCAGGCAGCGGGAACCCCAGAAGCGGAAACCATCCTTGCGGATCAAGGTGGTGACGTCGTTCTGGTTCAGCAGTCCGGCATCGGTTGCCGGGTCCTGCAGATCCCAGAACACATCCGCAGACAAGCCGGTTACGCCGTTGACGCCCACGTTAGAAAGGGTTTTGTGCCAGCCGGTCTGCTCGTCGATTTTGGCACGCAGACCCAGCGCGCGGGCAGTGGCGTAAGCAGTCGCGTCCGCCTGCAGCACCGTGTCAAAGTTGATGAAATCAGGCCAGATCAGCATCCCTTCTCGCTGACTGAAATTTTCGCGGTAGGCAATCGCTTCTTCCACGGTTTTACAACCGTAGGCAGACAGGTACGCAAAGCCGCGCAGGCTCTGCGCCACGCTTAACAGTTCAGTGGAAACAGCCTGCGTGTCATGGCCCGGCACGCCAAGAATGCGAGGCTTCACGCCCAGCTGCGACTGCGCCGAAAGCAGCGCTTTGATGCCCGTTTTCTTACCGTCAGCGGTTACACCGCCGATAATATTGGAGGTGGTTTCCGCTTCCGTTTCGCCCTGGGCAACACGCACCACAACGGTGACGGGTTTTGCCTGGTCGGCGATGGCGTCCAGTGAGCGGGCCAGCGTGCCGGACTCGCCTGCTTTGCCGCTGGCGGTCAGTACATCGGTAAGCAGAACCGGCTTATTGAGCGGGAACACAGAGGCATCGGCATCATCGCCGGTGCATACCATGCCCACAATCGCCGTACTCACCGTCGTGATAGAGCGGGTGCCGTCGTTAACTTCAACAACACGCACGCCGTGGTGATAGTCTTGCGCCATGAATGAATCTCCTGTTTAGGGGTTCACCCATGGTAGGGAAATCATGCACCGCAAGCCGTTGATGGCCGTTGTACCGTCAATGGCACAACCGCAGACAGAAAAAAGCCCCTTATCGGGGCAGACTGATACCGGGGTTTATCAGGCGACGCGGCTCCAGCACATCAGCAGCGTGTGAGCTTCAACCACGCTGATTGATTTCCCTTCACCGAGGTTATCGGTTTTGCCAGTGGTCGTGTGTTTGTGGGCTGGCAAGTCCACAATATGGCTATGATCGGCCACCTCATCCGTATAATTTCGTGTGCGGCGGCTGTCGTTATCCGAACCGACTATGTAATTATCATCCCAGACCTCACCCGGGGCGAGCATTCCGCCTTTGTGTTTATGCCGTCCCGCCTCCCCGGTGGTCAGTTCCTGCCCGGGGAGTTCACTGGTTTCGCCACTGACGCTAACCTGCACAGCGGGCAGGTTAGCCTGCTGGAGGGTGACGGTATCGCTGCCGCCGCTCTGCCCGACGTCCGAACCATCAGCCTTGCCGACGCGGATCGTTTTGTTTTCGCCGGTGTACACCCATTCCGACCACGGCCATTTCTTGTTCGGATCGACATTTTGAGCAAAGAAGCGCACCGTTCCAGGCGGGTTTTCCTCCTCCCAAAAGTCACGCCTTGCCTTTGCTATCGCGTCAGCAATCGCCTGCTGAATATCGGCATCCAGTGAACTGGCTACTTCATCTGCGTAATCTTTTGCCTCTGCCTTAGCCTTGTTCAGCTCCTCAACCGTCGCGAGGACAACCGACGGGTCGGCGTTAATCTCCACATCAGCGGTATTGCTGACGGCGATCCACAGATTCACCGCGTGTAGTTTCCCTGAACCTTCGGACAGTTGCGGTTTGTACGACTCCGGCAGGTTCGCTACAGCCAGGCAGGCGCCATCTTCATCATAAAGGGCCGCCTCTCTTAGCCAGAACCCGCCAACCTGAGGGAGCATTATCATTTCCACGCGGATAACATTCGCCGCCTGGTCGGCAATTACCACGCGATTCAGCGCGCCGCGATAAACCTCGTTGATCAGCCCTGTGCTGCCCTTGTCTGGCACCGGTAGCGCACCGCCGCCATCTCCGACGGCCATCGCAGAAAATTTAACGGGAATACCCGTTACCAGCGCCTGCGCAAATACCGCCTCGCCGTAATCCGTCAGAACCGTGAAATATTCACCCATATCACTGTACCCTGTCTGTCATCAGCCCAGATATTCAGCGGCCAGTGCGACCTGCTGAGAAATGATATCGGCCGCAATCAGTGAGGACCCGGTCAGGTCCATAATCAACGGACGCCCCACTTTCATACCGTTCCACGGACCGTGGATGGTCGCCGGATAACTGCCGATGCGGGGTTGGTTGCTCGGCTGAGGCACCACGCCATCCCAGGCGGAATTTGTCGCTGTCGCCACAAGGGTGTTATCAACGTAGATGCGGGTAGTCAGCACGCCTGGCGTCGTTTCACCATCGGCGTACACAGATACAATGTGCGTCCCGCCGTCAGTCAGTGTCGCAAGCTGCGCTGTCGCCGAAACAGCAACACTACCCAGCGCCGCCCCCTGCACAGAGGTGAGCACACCGTCAGTGCTGACAATCCCCCAGATAGCAAAATTGATATTCGCCGCGGCCGTGTTATTCATCCGTCCAAAAAACATCGGGTAACGTGTAGCCGCTGGCGTACCATAGCCTGTCGCTGGCAGCGCCAGCGCGACACTGACCAGAGCTCGCTTGCAGGTAGCGGGTAGCGAAAATTCGCTCTCGGGTAAGGTGACATAATCGCTAACATCAGGCGCGGCACCCGTGAATTTCAGCATGCCGGACTCAAGTACGCGTGCCACAGGCCCGTTATTGGCAGCTGTTCCGCCTTTTACAAGGTTGTTCAGTGCCGCATACGCAGGCACCGGACTCTGACCGGCGTAACAAAGCTCATGGCTGAAATCCAGTAAGCCCAGGGTGTAAGGGCGTTTTATGATTTCATCATTTTCAAAATAGTTTCCACCGCCGGACAGGGGTGATTCATCTGATTGCAGAAAAACAGTCATATTAAAATCCTTTGCGGTTTCTGAATTGGTACCCGGCATTCGCATAGATTGCATATCCAGCCGTGTTGGGGTGGCGGTCATCGCTGCGTAATGAAGATGGTGTTATATCATTCCCGTAATCGATAACATCCTGTGCGTTATTCGCATTGTATGCAGCGATCAGCAACTCTCTTACATCAAGTCCGTTATCTGCCCTGACGTAATAATCAGGGTATTTCTGAGACCAGTAATAATTAATCTCAAGAATCCGCATATAACGAATGCCACCATAAAATTCCGTGGAATAATTGTCAGCAGTCAGGGCAAATAAAAGGACTTTGCGGCCGCTCTTTTCTGCAAAGGCAATCATGGCATCCACATTTTTGATTATCTGCGCCACATCATCGGTAAGATCCGCATCGGTTCCTGAACGAAAATCATTGATGCCTGCGCAAATCCATAACTCCGCGCCGGAATGGTCCTGAAGTGCATATTCAGGAACGAACAGCGAGCAGGGAAGGCAGCGAACGCCTGTGCCTGACAGGGCTGTCAGGGTATATTTCTCAACCTTGGTATTGTTATTCAAACCGCTGGCTTCGCGTGTAATTCGACACTTCACACCGCATAACCAGCCATCAATACTGCGGGTGAGATTATCAGAGTTTGTACTCAGGAGGCGCTTGTCCTGGCTGGGATACGCAGGCGCGGCCGTGGCACTGGCACCGTTAAACTGCGTTATTACCACGCTCCCATTCGCGGCGGGGATCGCATTTCCTTCGACGGTCACATACGTGGGCTGCGCCCCAAGTCGCATGGCTATCTGGCCGGACTTTTGACCACCAATGCCGTAATTGACTGCGTTAAACCCGCCGCCAATCAGTGCAGCCAGCTGGGCCGGGAAAGGTGTGCCGCCCGTACCGGCGCCTTTGCTGTCAGCATAGGTGTGCGATTCAGTCGCGCTGGTATGTCCGTTTGAATTTTCAATCAGCCACTTAATTTTCTCGTCGATATTGCCGCTGAGATAGGTGACGAAAGCACCATCTTCTTTTCGGGTACCGGTCAGCAATTCATCATTGCGACCAACAGTACCGGCAATATATCCCGAACGTTTCAGCCGCTGGCTTACTTTATTTTCGGTGATAAAAGAAAATACATGTTCAGCTACCCCCCCGGAGTTACTGTACAGGTGCGGTTCACCCTTATCGTCGATATAAACAAAGCACATTTTATCAGCGGTTTTACTGACAGCTTCATTCGTGGAGTGGTAGACATGCAGCGCGCCCAGCGCATCCTCTATCACGGTCCCGTCAGAAATTTCTGTTTTTCCGTCAGACTTACGGCCCCCCAGACACACCGTGCCATCATCCCCCAGAATGGCAGCATAAAAACGCCCACGAACGGATACCGGGATGCGCTGACTAATTAATTCAATATAACGGGTGTTTGGCTCTGCGGTAATAAACTGTGCGGCTCCACTGACATTGCGATAAATATTATATGCAGCCGTTACACCCGCCGCATCAAACAGCGCCACCCTGAAGCCGTCGCCATCCTCAGTACCGGCTACGCCTGCAATGGTTCCATCCGGATCGCCCTCTGAGGGGTAAAAGGTGTGCTGCCTGTAGTCCGGGATAGACTCCAGCGCCTCTTTTAAATATGCGGTGCGGTTAGCCAGTTGCTGCGCCTGGATGTTTGCCGAACCACCCGCGCCACCCTCAACCCTTTCCTGACGGGACAGCAGGTGCACGCTATCAGACCATACAGGCGCCTCTTTAATGTTACTCATAGTGATACCTTCCCGTAATAGTGGTAATTACCGTCATAGCGAACTGACGCGTCGTAATAAATACCCGCATCCGGCTCATATCCCGGCGGATAAACGGTAATAATCTCGCCATCAATAATTGCTGCACCTGACCAGACGCGCCCCCTGGAACTGGTTGCAAGCGTCATTTGTGCCAGATGTCGGCTTACTGGCTTCGCATCGCCAATAATCCGCTCAAGCTCGTAAATCATCGGCTCCGTTATGCCGATTTCATTCAGATCGATCTCAAGCCGAAACGTCCCGGCCGGGTCGGCTACTTTCCACCACTCCTCAAGAGTCATTGAGTAACCCAGCCCCTCAATCACCCGCTTAACTGCCGCCACCGTTCCTTTGCGCTGATGTATCCAGAAAGCATCGCTGACCGCCTGCCGCTTAGCGGTTTCTGTCCAGGTTTCCTCCCATCGGTCAACGGAGAAAGCCCAGGCCAGATACGGCAGAAACTTTGCCGGGCATTTCCACGGGTTCCACAGATCACGCAGCGGCACGTTTAAATCACTAATGCCAGAACAGGCCTGCGCCAGCCTGCGCTCCAGCGCGGACGAACCCGGCGGTAACAGGCTGCTAGTCATCAGAGCCACCAATTACCGCTTTAAAATCGGTGCAATATGACGCCTGCGTTTTATCTAAGACCATGTCCGCCAGGGGCTTCATCAGTTCGACGCGCTGGACACCCTGAACGTGCAGCGCGGCATAGATCGCGGACAGCCGCACATCACGCCCCAGGCGACGCTGCTCGTTGATATATGCCGTACCCTGCGCTTTCGCGGCCGCCAGGATGGGTTCCTTTGCCGGGCCGGGATAGACATAAAGAACCGCATCAATTTCATAGGGGACAATCTCAGCAGATCGGACACTCACCCGATCCGCCACCGGCCGCACAGACTCATCGTTCAGGGCCTCACCGACGACCTGCAGTAATTCTTCCGGCGCAGTACCATCGCCGTCGCGGGCCAGAATAGTCACCACGACTTCCGCCGGTGACGGGCTGAACGCCGACGCGTCCGCCACCCGACCATCCGAGCTAAGCGCGTGATATTCATAAGCACCGACTGGCCCGGCAACGCTCATCCCCTCAAAGGCTGCCGGGATGCGCTGGCGATAATCCGCGTCAGATTCCATTACTGCCTCCGTGGGCGGCGTTGTGGTGTCATCTGCAGCCGTAATCACCCGGCGCTGTACGTTGTTATTCGCGCCTAAATTGTCCAGGTCATCCCCGCCGGAATAGGCCACCATCACGGCTTTAGCCGCCTCGTTAATCCGCTGGCGCAGCAGCAGCTCCCGGTACACATTTTCCTGCAGCATTTTCACCACCGGCTCAGATTCAAGCGCTAAGGTGCGGGCCACGGCCTCCTGTTCTTCTGCCGGAAATAACGCGACAAATTCAGCCTTGCGCTCAGACAGCAGGGTTTCAAAATCCGGCACATCCACAATTTGCGGCGGCGGCAGCTGGGAAAGGTCAATAACGGCCATTGTCTACTCCTGTCGATACGGAAAGGGACACGGGCACGCCGTCATTACGCTGGCCTGCCAGCTCAATAACCATTGCGCCATCCATGCTGCTGCTGTTAACCGTGATGGTGTCCAGCTGCAGCCGCGGCTCCCAGCGCCGCAGCGCCACATACACCGCAGCCATGATCTGCAGGCGCAGCACCGGGTTTTGTGGCTGGTCAATGAGCGCTGAAAGCAGGGAACCATACTCCCGGCGCGCGAGCCGGCTCCCTTGCGGGGTCAGCAAAATGTCACGCACCGACTGGCGCAGGTGGTCAGTTTCCGTTATGGCTCTGCCGGTATCGCGGCTCATCCCGATATAGAGCGTCAAAATGGATCTCCCGTCGTTCCGCCACTGTCGCCAGGGTGTTTATGCTTATCAGCAACGACGCCGTTTGACGTCATCGCGCCGCCGCCGTGGGTCACATCGCCGTTCAGGATCACGTTGCTGTTAATACGGGTGGTGTCAGCCTCGATCACAAACTCACCGGTTTTGCAGGAGACAACCTGCGAAGACTCAATCAGCACGCTTTTCACGCCGCGAATAATCCAGCGCCCGGTGGCGGGGTCGTATTCGAACCAGCCGCCATCCTCGTATGCGATCACGTCCGCACTTTCAGAGTCTGACGGCGGCGGGCAGGCGTTGGAGTAGATTGCCGGAAGCGCAAAGGCTGTTTCCAGATTGCCGCCCAGGCTGAACAGCACCACCTGCTCCCCTGGAGACGGACACCACCAGGTGCGGGATTTACCGGCACGGTAGGTAAGCCAGTTAATCCAGTTGGTTTCGAGGTCGCCTGTTTTCACCCGGCACAGCCAGCCGTCCCGGTCCACTTCGGTCACAATGCCAGTGCGGATCAGATTGGTGATAAGGCGCATGATTTCGGTTAATTGAGCATTCATCCAATCAGGATGACTAAGAGTCGACTTTTTAGATAGTTCAGGTAGATTGTGTGAATAACAGTACAATACTTCCGACACTGCAAGAGATACAGAAATGGACGATGAGCAAAAAATTTATTTAGAAACATTAGAAGAGCTTAATACAAGAAGTAAAAGCACAAGGCTAATAACAATTACTTTTATATACATTCTTTTATTTGCGACTGCACTAGTATTAACCGGGATTTTTGCAATAAAATCAAAAAGCAACAATCCAATATCAAATTTTATATCAAGCATGATTGATGGTAACAATGAACTCTACCAAGCAACTACCATTCTAAATAGCTATACAAAAGCAATGGAGAGGTTAACAAATACTAAATCGAAAAGCCAAAATGATAAAAACACTGACATCAATGATGCCAATAACGCCAATAACGCCAATAACGCCAATAACGAAAGAACCAGACTACAGCCAGGCGACCTAATTTATTTCAAAAAAGATAAGTCAGAAAAAATCGCCGATTCAATTGCCTCTATATTAATTAGCTTTTCTGTCCTTCTATTTATAGGGTATGTTACTCGCATATTTGTTATTTTCACCAAATACTACATGCAACTTAGCAATGATTATGAAAACCAAAGAATAGCATACATGCTATCCCGTGGGGACCTATCAAAATTCTCTTCTGTTTTAGATGCTTTAAGAAACCATAATATCAGCTTTGATAGAACCCCATCCCCACCTCAAGAAAAATTAATCGCAGGATTAACGGAAGCTTTAGTACAAACTAAGAGCAAACTAAAAAATGAAAATTAATTGAATAACCATCTATATAAATTATTGTGGATTAATTCAATAACATGAGGATTGGATCCTAGTAATCTTCGATGCGGATAAATAATCGCCGGTCCTTTCCGACTGACGCGTTCACGCAGGCCATAATGATGAACACGGGCTATGCGCTGCACCCGGCTCTCAAACTCGACGCTTGCCGAGTCCTGGCTGGCGACGGCTTTCAGGTATTTTGTTGTGCGGAGTTTTGCAAACATCTGCCGACGGATGCGGCCCTGTTTCGTTCTGGCCGTCACGCGACGCGGCTCGTAAGCCGTCCCGTCCGGGTTGCGCTGCATCCTGATATTTTTCTGCTGGCTGCGGCGCAGCTGCTGTGCCAGATCCCGCATCATGCGCTTACGTGCGGCAGGCTCCAGTTCCGCCAGCAACGCATCTAACCAGGCGTCAACTTCCTGCAGTTCAGCCACGGCTCACCGCCCACATTTCGTCCGGTTCGTCCGGTTCCGGCACCGCTTCGACGCTGGACACGTCACCGTCAGCGCTGACTATCACACGCTCTGTCAGTTGCAGGTTCAGGCTGATATCACAGATATCATTGCGCAAAATATCGACTTCAAAGGAAAGCAACTTTTCCCGCAGTTCCGGGTTATGAATGGCATCCGGCTGATTCTCCATGAGCCAGGCCACCACCGGCGCCATCAATAACCCCTGATCGCCGCTGAAATCCACAATCACCACATTCAGGGTGTAACGATATTCCCATGAAAGTGACGCTGCCCCGGTTGCCACCACCGATCCGTTATCAACGAACAAATGCAGCTTATCCGGGTTATCACGGACATATGGCACCGCGTTATTCAGGGCGCGGCGTAAGGATTGAGGCTTGTTCACTGTTTCGCTCCTGACAGGAAATTATCGTGTCCACTTTGTCAGCGCAGACCGCCCAGGCCGCCTCTGTTTCATCCAGCACGGTCAGCAGATCACCGTTAGTGCGTGCCGCCGACTTTTCCAGGCGGCACTGCGTCACCCTGGGACAACCATTCACGGTAAGCAGCACCTCCGGCGAGGGCTGGACGTTCGCGCATCCTGATAATGTCAGCAGGCAGAAGAGTGTCAGCCCAGCGGCGTAAATCCTCATTTTCACGTGTTAACTCCTCAATTCTGCGCTGACGGTTTCGCAGCAGCGCGTTTGTACTTTCTGCCGCCGCGTAAAGCCTTGCCTGTTCCCGGTTATTGGTTTCGGACAGGATGGACAGGGCGATCAGCTGGCTGTTCGTTTTTGCCAGTTTTTCGCCTGTCGTTTTCAGATCCCGCCCTTGCCGCTCGATGGTCTGGCTGGCCTCCTTCATCCGCCATGACTGCCAGCCAAGCGCCAGCACTACCAGCGCCAGAATTACCGCCAGCGCCTTCGTCATACCGTCACCGGCTCCGCATCAATAATCTGCGCACGCAGAACCTTAAGCGCGACCAGCGTCAGCAGATAAAATACCAGGGTGACAACGTGGCCCGTAAAGGTGAGAAAAATCACAAGCAGTGAACACCTTGCCCATCTGATCACCTGGTTTCCTGGCGTACTGAAAAAGCGCGTCAGCGCCTGCTTTGCCTCTCCCCGATGTGTGCCGCCCGCATACCACCCAGCCATGCAAAGTAGCACTGCTCCCCAGCTCAGCAGGCAGGCTACCCAGGTCAAGGCTGTAACCAGTGCCGGAACAATACTGTTTGGAACAAAGAGACTAAAAATCATCAGCGCCGTGTACAGCACCGAAAATAACCCACCGATCAGTTTCCTTTTTCATTTCGTTACGCTCCTTTTAAGCACCAGGACAGCTCCCGCGCGCGTCGGTTGTCCAGCCCCGGATTAAATACGCCTTTGACGTATACCCAGCGCGGCAACTGATAGCAGGCATCGCGCCAGCGCTTCTGATTGATAAACTTCACCATGGTTGAACCGCAGGCATTGCCGGTTCCCACGTTGAAGGCCAGCGATACCAGCGCGTCATAGACGTTCTGCGGTACGCTCACCAGGACACAGCGATCCAGCGCCTTCTCCACCCTTAAAACGTTGGTGATGAAACTCCCGGCGGCCTGCCGTTCCGTGATGGTCTTCCCCGGCACCACGCCGGACGTATTGCCAATGCCATCGGTCCACACCCCCGCATCACACTGATACGGCCGCAGGCGGCAGCCCTCGTAATCGGCTATCAGCTTCAACCCTTCCACTGAGGTATGAAGTTGCTGAAAGCCCGGCAGGGTGGCGGCAATCGCCAGCACCGCCCCTACCAGGCAGCGTTTAACGGTTGAAGGATTCATATTCCCCTTGTGTAATTTTTCCGCCGCGCAGCAGCTGGTAGGTTTTGTGTTTGTAGTACCAGTTGATGGCCAGCATCAGCACGCCAATCAACACACCGCCCACTGTCGACACATCCTTAAGCGATAAATCTCCCATCCATGCCAGCAGTACAGCGATGCAGTACGTGATGAAGGCGCTGATCCGTTCAAGCGTCATATTTCAGTCCCATAACTGGACGGTCTGCACCGTGGAAGTGGTGGCAATATCCGGCAGCTCCACCTGCAGCCCGTGTGGTAAGAACGGGCCGTGCTCAGCCAGCCCCGGATTTGCCTGCAGTACCTGCTCCGTGACGCCCTGCGTGCGTCCGTAATGACGCCAGCAAAGCGCGTCCACCGTGTCACCCTGGTACGCACGCACTTTCATCAGATCAGCTCCACCGTACAGTGAGGCGCATCCTGGACCCGGCTGATTGCCCAGCGAGCATCACGCCACAGGTCGCCGCTGGCCTCCGCCAGCTCATCCCCCCTTTTCACACCGGAGGCCGTGGCGTCGTAGTCCTGGTAACGCTCATTCACCTGCGCACGTGCCCAGCAATAAACGGCGTTGTGGTAGTGGTGAATACGTTCGCTTTTACCGTCCAGCAAGTCCGCCGGTACATCGGCCAGCGTCATAAATCCCAGCGCCTGCTGGCGCTTGCGGAAGTCGTACAGCTCCGCATTGACCTCTGACATCGCAGACCGGATGAGTTGTCCGAGACGGGGTGACGTCACCGTGCCATCCGTCCGCATCACGCTGCGAAACTCTGATAAATCCACATCGGGCCAGAACGGCGTATTTTTGATAATTTCCGCCTGTTCCGGCGCCTGCTCAGGCGCAACAAACTTCATGCGGGCTTTCTCCTGAAATAGTGGGCGGTGGACGGGGTTTTGATGTGGCAAAAGCCTTTCGCCACCCCGTGCCGCCCGTGCGCGGGGCACGTTCCGTTAACGGCTGTCATTGCGCAATCTGCGCTCCAGCTGCTGTTTTTCTTTTTTGACGCCACAGCGTGGATCAAGCTGCAGCGCATGATTGATGTGATTCAGGGCGGAGGCCGGGCTGGTTTCGGTCAGTACAGCGCCAATCGCTTTATGCAGGCGTGCCCGTGACTGGTCTGGCATATCCTGGCCGTCTGTCAGCTCCAGCGTCTGCAGTAACAACCCGGCATCGAAAGATTCACCTGCCAGCAGGGCGGCCTGCGCAGCGTCTGCCATTTCCTCTGCCAGCACCGTCTGGACGTTACGGTTTCCGATGGGCATCACCCATCCGTGCCGCAGCGCATGACGCCCTGCATCCAGCGCACCGGCATAATCACCGGCATCGATACGCCAGAGCATTACAAACATCACCACGTCATCCTGCCGGGCACCATCAGCAGCCAGCACCCCCTCCACCCAGGCGGAATAACGGGGCAGCAGTTCCACTTTGATTTGGGCTTTCTTCACTGTGGACTGGATACCTTTCAGGCGGCGGCGGTCCTCCGCCAGCTGCATCAGCATCAGGTCATACCCCGTCGCGTGGCGAACATTGCCGCCCTGTCGGGCGGCCTGTTCAGCCTGGACGCGCAGGCGGTGCTGCCGTGCGGGACTCAGGCTCATGCGTTATGCCCCCTCGCCTTCCGGTACAGCTGGCGCGCTGAAATCCCCCATCTGGATGTTTTCGACCAGCGCCGCGCAGCGGTAATCCTCAACCACATACGCTTCATTGACGGACTCGAAATTCTCGATCCGGTCACGTTTCGGGTTATCGATAACAGAACGACGGCGGGTATCTTCCTGCCAGTAAATGGACAGGTTATCCAGGCGGGTGATCAGCAGTGCATTCGCAGGGAAATACGGCGCGCGTACAGCCTGCAGGCCACCCATGCGTTTCTGGCTGATGATCAGATCAGCGGCCAGCTTCTCCGTGTTCTCCTGGTCTTTGTTAACCAGTGGGAAATACTTGTCAGACAGCAGCTCACGACCACAGACCACCACCAGATCATCATCATCCTGATACACCGGGTCGATCAGCTCGTTGACCGCATCCATCACCACGGCGTCCAGGTTGGCATAATCGCCACCCTTACCAACCTTCACGGCGCCTTTGGTGGTCACGCCTTCTTTGGTTTCGCTGCCCATGACATGATCCGGCGCATCTTCGCGGATTTTTTGCAGCCAGCCCTTATTTACGTCCTGCAGCATCGGGTTGGCGTCACGGTCAGAGGTTTTGGCACGCTTCACGCCGTTGAACCCGATCATGATGCGGTCCAGAGCCTGGCGCTTCACGATGGCGTTACGGATACGCACCTGGAAGTCCTGGAATTTTGCCCACAGGTCCAGCTTTGCGTAGGTCAGCACCGTATCAAAGTTGGTCTGTTCGCATTTGTATTCCACGTCCGCCATCACTGTCGGGTCAGTTGGTTCGCGCTCTTTGGTGGTGGTATCCGTGGTACCGGCAATCGTGCTACCGACACCCAGACCCAGCAGCTGGCCAGACTGCTCATCCACCGGGGTGATGTTAATCAGCGTCAGAAAGGCAGCGGACTGCTGGATCTGGTCCTCCAGCGTCTGCTGTACCGACGGCTCAACGGTGAATTTGCTGGAAAGTTCTTCTACTTCCACGTTGTTCAGGCGTGCCAGCTGCTGCAGGTAGGCGTTAAAGGCAAAACGGGTTTTCTTTTTCATTGGTTCTTATGCTCCATCAGCAATTGGTCAGTGTGCCTGCCGGTGCGTTTCCGCCCGGCGCGCGCTGGCGATAATCTTTGCGGCTGTCTTCCTGGTTCAGCCGCTGCTCCAGTTCAGCAAAAGCGGTCTGCTGTTCTTGCAGGGAGGCTTCCAGCTCAGCAATGCGCGTATCCTGCGCAGACAGGGAGTGTTCAGTGCGTTCGCTCAGGTTTTGCTGTTCAGTAGCAATCAGCTCCACCGCGCGATGCACGTCAGAAAAACGCGCTTCATCGTTCTGTTCTTTTTTGGTGAACATCGCGGCAACGCGGGAAAACACGGAGGGCTTTTCGTCCTGGACTTCTTCCCACTCGATCAGCGTTTCTTCTGCGGCGGAAAAGAGGTTTTCAGGGTTTTGCTTGCGGCCTGCCAGGGGGTTACTTCTGGCGCTGGCGCTAAACTGCAGCATTTCAGTACCGAGGCTTGCGGGATCATCCGTCGCCGCCAGGCCAACCAGGTAGGCTTTGCCGGTATCGGCAAAACTGGTATTGACCTCCATTGAGGTAAACAGCTTTTGCAGATTACGGGTATACGCCACCAGGTCCTCTGACGGGGTGATCCACGCATACAGGGCCATTTTCCCTTTCAGCGGGCCGTCTGCAATCTCCTCTGCCTCCAGCTTATCCACGGTCCCGAAACGGCGGAATGGGCTATCAGGGGTGTAACCCTTGATGTGCTCCAGATTAATCAACGCGGTATACACCTGCGGGTCATAGCTCGCCGCCATCTGTTCCAGCCAGGCACGCTCAATATTGCGCCCGTCTGTCGTTGCCCCTTCCACACCGATGCGGAAGCGCTTTGCTTTTACAGCCATGTGACCGACTCCATCAAATAACTCTGTGAGGCCTTATGGTTGCTGCGATGGAGGGGGTGAAACAACGCGCGGACCTTGTGCGGTAAACCATACAAAGGCCAGCCGGGGAAAGGCGCCAGGCAAGGCCGTATGTTTGTGCCATGGAAACGATGACCCCCGCAGACCTCGATCCCCGCAGGCAGGCATTACTGCTGTATTTTCAGGGATACCGCGTAGCCCGCATTGCTGAAATGCTGGGCGAAAAAGTTGCAACCGTTCACAGCTGGAAAAAGCGCGACAAGTGGGGCGAATATGGCCCACTCGATCAGATGCAGCTCACCACTGCCGCCCGCTATTGCCAGCTCATCATGAAGGAGCACAAGGAAGGGAAAGACTTTAAAGAAATAGACCTGCTGGCGCGCCAGTCAGAGCGCCACGCCCGCATCGGTAAATTTAACAACGGCGGTAATGAGGCGGACCTTAACCCCAACGTGCAAAACCGCAACCGCGGCCCCCGCAAGACACCAGAAAAGAACCTGTTTACTGACGAACAGATCGAAAAGCTGGAAGAAATTTTCCGCAACGGAATGTTTGAATATCAGCGCCACTGGTGGGAAGCAGGAATTAAGCACCGCATCCGCAACGTGCTTAAATCGCGCCAGATCGGCGCTACGTATTATTTCGCGCGTGAAGCGCTGATGGACGCCCTGATGACAGGGCGAAACCAGATTTTCCTGTCAGCCAGTAAAGCCCAGGCGCATGTTTTTAAGCAGTACATCATCGAGTTTGCCAAAGAAGTCGACGTGGAATTAAAAGGCGATCCAATGGTGCTGCCAAACGGCTCCACGATGTATTTTCTCGGGACCAACGCCCGCACCGCACAGAGCTACCACGGCAACCTGTATCTTGATGAGTATTTCTGGATCCCGAAATTTCAGGAACTACGTAAAGTCGCCTCCGGCATGGCGCTGCATAAGAAATGGCGCCAGACCTATTTCTCAACGCCTTCCAGCCTGACGCACAGCGCTTACCCGTTCTGGTCCGGCGCCCTGTTCAATCGCGGGCGGGCAAAAGCTGATCGCGTTGATATCGACCTGACCCACTCAGCCCTTGCTGCCGGTCTGCTTTGCGCTGACGGTCAGTTCAGACAGATCGTGACGGTGGAGGACGCCGTGAGCGGTGGCTGCAATCTGTTCGACCTCGACCAGCTGCGCCTGGAGTACAGCCCCGACGAGTACCAGAACCTGCTGATGTGTGAATTCATCGACGATCTCGCCTCCGTTTTCCCCCTC